TTGCTTACCGACACAAAATTAAGAAAAGCTCTTGGCAAAAAGAGAGACCAGATCGAGGTCATATCGGACGCCCATGGTCTGAATGTCCGGTTGTCTACTTCCGGCAGTATAACATTCTTTTACCGCTACAGATGGAACGGGAAAGCCGCTCAGCTAACGATTGGCGATTATCCCACCACCTCCTTATCTCAAGCTCGCGAACGTAGACAGCAGTTCAGGGCCTGGTTGACAGAAGGACTCGATCCGAGACGGCAAACAGTTCTGGAGAAACAGAAAAAAGTCGAAGCGCTCACCGTTAAAGAGGCTTTCGATTACTGGGAAAAGTATTACTGCATCCCCGAAGGTCTTGTGAAAATCAAGGTTAACCGACGGGACTTCAATAACCATATAGCGCCTGTGCTGGGGAACATGATTGTTGATCAGACCACTAAAGCGCACTGGCTTAACCTTTTTGATGGCATGGGGCGAAGAGTTGTCACTGGTCAGATGCTTGGGCTGATGCAGCGTACGTTCCGTTTTTGCTCCAATCGAGGGGTAATTAATGTGAACCCAATTGAGAGCCTTAGGCGCTCTGACGTAGGTCTCACAGCATCCGTCAAAGATCGCAGATTGAGTGATGAGGAAATCAAAACAGTTTGGAATATCCTTCCTGAATTGAAGTACAGACAACAGCTGATAATGAAGTTTCTCATCATGACTGGCTGCCGGAGTACGGAGATCAGGACGGCAAGATGGGAGTGGTTCGATTTTCATGAGCAAACGTGGACCATTCCGGCAAGCGATTATAAAACCGGGAAATCGGTCAGAAGGGCACTTCCCGAGGCAGTAGTAAGAATGATGTTAGCAGAGAAGGAAACGTCAGTTTCAAAACACGTTGTGACACTGTCACGCTACAGAGGGCCAGAAGATGACAGACCGCCACTACAACCAAACGTCGCTCTGTTTTCTGCTCAGATTATAGCTAAAACAGGCATGAAGCCCTGGTCTCTCCATGACCTCAGGCGAACAGTGGCGACACGCCTTTCTGAATTAGGTGCGCCGCCACATGTTGTGGAAAAACTGCTTGGCCATCATATGGCAGGTGTCATGGCACGTTATAACCTGCATGATTATCTGGATGATCAGCGTCACTGGCTTGCTGTTTGGCAGGATCACCTTGAGAAGCTGGTTGGTCAGCCTCTGGTTTGATCCCCACGTTATCTTCCCAGGCCAACAAGTCTGAAAGTCTCCACCTTTTAGGGCTGCCATTTATTTTAGGCTGCGGGAATGGCTGAGCAAAGTAAGAGGGCATCCGGGATGGGGTGCTCCAGAAATAAAGTGTGCTGCGCGATATTTTGTATCTGGACAGAACGTCATCGGTTATCAAAATTTCATCTGATTTATGAGATGTATTAGTCATAAAAACCCCTTAGTTACATTGTCCAGGCAGATGGTGTAGCCGGCGCGCGCAGCTCATGGCTGTGGCCACATAGCTACTTTTTCTGTTAACAACTTCTACAGTGATCTTTGAGCCTTGAACCACCACCGTATAAGTTCTCTTTGTTTTCTGTCGCCCGTAGGCTCCATAAAGCTCAACGTGTTTTGCGAGTGCCGCATCGCACGCCTGGCGGCCCAGCGGTGATTGTTTGCTTCGGTTAATCAGTCGCATATTCACCTCACACAAAGACATCAACCGGGTCGCCAGCTGCGCGCGCGTTGTCGTTCGCTTCCCGGCGGAGGCCGAGAACATAGCCAACGGGATCCCAACTGGACAGAATTGCATTGAGCTCTTTATGGCTGTGCCAGGTTGTCAGGCGTTTTTTAAGCTCGCTGGCGCAGGCGCGCACGTTCGCCCGGGTGGGGCCGGCCATCTTCATGCATAAGCACAAAGTCAGAAGCAGATCCGAATATTCGTCGGCGGCTGCACGCAATGCTGCCGGGTCGATGCTGGCTTCCAGCTCAGGTAATCGATGTTTAAGACTCATGCTGCACCGCCTTCAACGCGCTTGAACTCGATAACCCAAACCCAGGGGTTGGCTTTCCAGCTCTCCTCGCCGTAGATTGAGTCCCACAGCTCGCGGAATGCTAAACCGGCTTCCATAGGGCCAGATGCGGCAATAACACCCTCGGCGCGTGCATCGTCCTGGCTCATGCTGCGTAGGCGCTCCACGCGCACGCCGGTGATTTCCAGCAGAATGCGGCTGGCCCAGCGCGGCATGTGCAGCGAAGGAGTCCATTTCTCAGGCGTTGCCGGTTTATTGCAGACAGCTACGGGTACACGGCGGGTTTGCTCCGTCCATGAATTTCGCTCGCTGGCTTTGTATACCAGGGTAGCGACGTCTGTAGCCCGGCTATGCACCCGAAAAGCCTCCCGCACCCAGATGCGGTCGCCGACAGCACCAAACGGACATGGGTGCCAGAAATCGCAAGCATGCTCTGCATCTTCGCTCCACGGCCATTTGCTACCGTCTTCACGCTCACCAATTTCAGTGAACCGAGTCTGTTTCCATTTGATAGGTCTCCGGGTCTGCGTCTTCCGGCCGTCGAGCAGCGCCCGCACCATCTCAGCGTTAAAAATCATTCCGCGCTCAGAAATTTTCGTCATATCGTTACCGGGAGGGCGAACCCTCCCGCCTCCCTTAGCCCACGTATTCCGATTTCATGTCGTCCAGGGTGATGCGGAACTGGTCATACAGTTCATCACCGAGGTGGCGTTTCGCGCCGTTGAGAATGCCTTCAGCTTTAGCGAACAGTTCGACGGCTTCCGGATCCCCCGGGTTAGGGAGTGAATTTATGGCGGCCTCAACTTTGTTTCTGGCATCAACCATGAAGTAGCGCTGCACTGCTTTACCTTTCAGTTCGGTGAAGAGAACAGTACCCAGCACAGCTTTCTCTTTATCCAGATCAGCTCTGATGGCTTTTGCCGCATCGACCGATTCGGCGCGTTCAATACGATCACGGAAATCGTCAGCAAGTGAATCAATGCTGATACCTGTAACCTGTTCGCTGGTGGTGGTGTCAGAGCTGCTTGTAATCTCAGCCACAGACATTCTTTGCGCCGGCACCGGGTTTATTTCTCGCTCGGTCCTTTGTTCAACTTCATCCGGGCTGTAAACACCCAGGATGACTTCCGGGCAATACAGCCGTGCCCAGTATTTGACGCCCAGATAAGCGATCTGCTGTTTCGGGTTAGAAACCCACAAAGGAGAATTACGTGTGACGACTCCAGAGAGATAAAGTGGCTCCCCCCAGGTGATTTCTGATTCACCGCGCAGAATCGCGCCGACCTGGACGAATAACCCGATTTCGTCTTCATCAGTCCAGCCGCGCACCCGTTCTGTAACGCTGTATTTCCCATTTTTACCGTGTTTTTCCCTGGTAATTTCCTGCGTCCTTGTGCAACGTTCCCAGTCGCCGCCGTAGCGATAATGAAATCGACCGTTAATAGCGCTGGAACTGGCGATTACCGCGTTGACGAGCTGGGCTTCATATCCGAGCACGCCGTTTACCAGATGCGTTTTTTGCGCGACTGCATAGGGATTCATGCCCCACTGCATAGCCTGCATAACGATGGCCATGCAATCGGCTGGCTTACCTGCAAGGTGAGCTGGCACTGTCACTTGTGAATCAGCCATAAGGTTTGCGAAAGCAGTTAACTGACCGAGAGCCTGAACGTTAAAGATCGCGTTGCTAGCTGAAATGGTGTTTGGTGCCTGCTGTTCGGCTGTAACAATGTTAGTGTTTTCCATGACTGTTCCCCCTTATGCCTGTACGCGCAGCGCTTCGAGACGGCGCATATCAAAATCGTTAAGTTCTTCGGTGTAGTCTTCGGTAATCGGCGCCGGCCATTCGCCAGTGTCGAAACCGTTCGCGATGGCACGCATTGCTTTGCGATATTCCAGCATGCCGAGTTCCAGCAGTTCTTCGGATGCCTCGATGATGGCGATCCAGTGGTAGTTCTCGTCTTTGTTGACGAATATCCAGAAGAACTGGTCAAGGGCTGCGGTTTCGCAGTACATAGCCGCGCTCAGGTGGTAATCGCGCTCGATGATTTCCCGGTGCAATTTGGCGCGCAGGCCTTCCTGCTTGATGTTCCACATGCTGATGGTTTTCAGGTCCGCACCGATGCGCAGGCCGCCCATGTCTATCTCAAGGTCAGGACGCACGCGAACTTCCAGCCCGGTTTCCTCATCAATGCCGAAATAGCTCACCTCGACGGCACGGCCCGGATGCGTCAACAACTTGCCGGCGGTCGGGTGATTCAACAGTGCTTTCTGAATGGCCAGTGCCGTAGCCAGCTGCTGGCGGGTAACCAGCACTTTTCCTTCCGGGTTCTCGCGCCATGCATCCAGCAGCTCATCGGCAAACACTGCATCCGGTTTTACCGATTTCACGGCCTGAATCAGATCGGCCTTTGTGCCAGAGACTTTCAGGGGCTGCGCCTTCTGTGCTTCCTGAGCAACCATGTCAGGATTAATAATCGCCAGCTGTTCCAGTAAGGCATCGCGGCCACCGCTGGTTTTCACCTGGGCGGGCAGGGTGGCGTTGTATTCCTTGATGCAGGCCTTCATTGCGGTGGCGGTTTGCTTCTGACCGTCTTCAATGCGCTGGAACTCAGCAGGTAAAGACATATAACCCTGGCCGGTTTCTTCAACTGATGTACCCAAGGGAACCTGGGCGGGCAGGTTCGCGTTGTATTCCTCCAGGAATCTCTTGATGTCCTCTGCGCTGAGCAAAACCGGAAGCCCGTTGTTGTATTCATCGATAAATGCGCGGATCGTCGCCGTCGTGGTGAAGGCGCCTTCCGGGATTTCCGGCTCGATACTGAATTCTTTTTCCAGCTGATCAGGTTGCAGCGCCAGTGCATGCACCAGATTGCCCATATCCAGAACAGGGGAGCGTACCTTCTGGATGGTTTTGGATACATGGCGCGCCTCGAAATACATCAGCGATACCCGGGCATCTTTAACCATCGTGGAGCTGATGCCGTTAGCGGCGTGGTAGACCTCATTTGGCACGCCTTCATATCGACCAGGCTCGAAATACTCCGGCCATGCTGGCGCTGCTTGTTCAGCCTTTTCCTCTTCATCGCTATGAGCACTCTCCGAAACCTGGCATTTCAGCACTTCGGCGGTAAGATCCGGGCAGCGTTCAGCCAGTATTTTGCTCATGTTCACGGCAATTGTTTGCGCAGGAGGCTCATCAGTGCCTTCGCCTGCTGATACCGCATTATCATTTTCGTCTTCGACCGGCTGAGCCGTTTCCATCTGCACATCGCTGGTGGTTTCCCCGGAATTAGCTGGATGTATTTTTTCTTCTGCAGCGCGCTGGCGCGCCTGGTCCACGATAGAAAGTGCTGGTGCTGGTGCTGGCTGGCTATCCATCAGAACATCAATCGAAAAAACACCATTGCCCATGTTTGAAACTTCAGGCTGTTTGGGTTTGGTCAGGTCTTCGGTTATCCACTTCGGATCCGTGGGGTCACTGATACCTTCGACATATTCGCCGCGTTCGGCGGCCAGAACCTGATTAGCGTCAGGGCGTTTCTTTTGCGCTTCTTTCACCTGTTCGGTGCCAATTACCTGAAAGTCAGTTGGGAGAGTTTCCAGGTCAGGCACACCTTCATCTCCATCGATAGCCTTTTTCACAGCGTCCAGAGTGACGGCGGCAGATGAAACATGACCAGCTTTTTCAAGCGTCTCAGCAGAAGGGACGTCATGCTTATGCTCGGTCAGGTTCGCATTGATATAGGTCTGCAGACTTACCGGGAAATGGTGAATATCGCTGGTGGCGCCACGGATAAGGGCAAAAATCGCTGCGCGGGAATAATCCAGGATACCTGCGACCTTGCGCAGCGCTGCCGACCATTCCTTGAACGGACTTTCTTTCTTCTGGACGATCTCTTTGGCCCGGCGGTGAATTGATGCCGGGAAATTGTAGATATCGAAATCCATTGGCATTGTGGCCAGGGCTATTTCTACATCGAGCGTATCAAGGGTATGGGTGTAGTCAGGATTGCGATCGGTTTTATTACCGCCGCCAGCATTAGTTCCTGCATCAGTTTTCAAAACCGAAGAAATGCAGTTACCGGCAGCCCATTCCCTGGTGAGAATGCCGCGGTCGATCGCGTTCGTGGCGAACCACAGCTTTGCAAACTGAATACGTTTGCCGAGCTCATGCCGTTTCCCTTCCGGGAAGACTTTTTTATTGGCGCTGGTGAATTTCCAGAGCGCCGGCATATCGTATTTTTTGATTTCAGGGACATTCTCGGCGGCCAGAATCAGATCCTGGACGGCTGCGTTATCAGTGTCCATTTCAAGAGCTGACAGCTCCTGCCTGTGAGGCATGCTGATATGATAAACGTGACGTTCTTCAGCCATGTACTGCGCCAGCAACTGAGCGCGAAAGGGGAGTTCTGCCACGTTAAAAAGCGCGCTGGAATCGTCCTGGTATTCATCACTACCGAAAGTTTCCACGGTCTCACCTTGTGCCGCGTCGCCAGTAGTATTGGCTTCAACAAACTCGCCACTAACGGGCTCAGCGGATACCCCGGCATCATCGCCGTGATGAACATCAGCAGGCGCCTGTCCTGGCTTCAAAGTCCAGGTTCGGCCATCATCGCCGAGCTGGTAGCGTTCGCACCATGAGTAATCGAGAACACCCTCCGCCGGCAGGTCGTTGAATACCGGGAAATCGGTGCGAATTGGTTTTTGATAGTCTTTGCCGCGGCCTGTTTCGATCCCTGCGTCTTCCAGATCGACGTCCAGCTGCAGAAGGGCGCGAGCTTCTGATTTATTAGTGCGCCAGATTACGGCATCAGCTTTACCCGATTTTTGAGTCGCTTTTATCAGATAAAAATATTCCATGTGATAGCCTCTATTTTGGATGTAGAATCCCCCGGGCCATTGGTAGCGCCCATTCAGGGTGGTCATTGGTTTTGGTAATTTCCGGTGTAACTTTGGTCGGTGGCACCGGACGTACAGCCCGCTTCGGCGGGTTTACGTTAGCTCTCGTGCGCCATCTGGTCGTAAGAGGCGCAACGTTCAGAGCAGTACTCTTTTTCTTTCCGTGCTAGCTGGTTCCCCTGGAGGTACAACAGGGTGCTTACTACTGGTTTTCCCTCGATCGCTTTACGGCAGTAACCGCATTTCTTCTGCATTCTTCCCCCTACATTTGCACCGTGAACCCGGCCGGATGCTCGTCCAGTACACCTTTCAGCGGATAACATTCAGCTTTCACGTGTTGCTCTTCTGCAGCTGCCTTGCAGTCATTCTCAGTGTCGTAAACGCCGAGCAGGACATCCTGATTACCGCCCGTCAGCATGCTGACGGTGAGAACCAGGGCAAACATCGTGCTCATAAAGGGTCTCCTTTTTGGGCGAGCATGTAGCACACCCGGCGGATGAAAGCTGACAGCGGACTTAAACGAACAGCCTGCTGACGAGCGGGTTTGCGTGCGAAATCATTCATAGAAATATCTCCCTCAGTACGCTGAAAAGCGCGATCCAGATGAAGAGCCCAATTACTGCCGAAATGACCAGGGCTCTGATGCCGTGCTTGCTCATTTCAACCTCTGCCTTGTCGCCGGCCAGCGGAACGTTTACCACCTGACAACAATGCGTTTGTTGTCGATGTGAATAACGTTACAAGGTAAATTTGCTTTTTACAAGGAGAAATACAAGAAAATGTTGTTATTGAGGGCGTGGGGAAACGGCTATCCGATATGGATAGCAGCTAATCATATGAATTTAATCGTTAATATCTTTGATGATACTGAGAACGTCATCCTTGAGGAGGTCTAGTTCTTTTAAAGTGGCTTTTGCGTGGACTATTAGCCTGTTCTTCTCGGCTTCCGGCATCTGGTTAAAGAGAGCTAAAAGGGCTTTCTCTTTGTCATCCAGTTCGTTCCGGCCAGGCGCTTCAGGTTCTGTCTGCGATGAAACATTCTCACCATCTTCGTCTGGCGGCATGAAAAACCAATGCTCAGGTTTACCAGTTACAGCCGCAAGTCTTTTAAGGCGCTCACCGCGTGGAGTTGTTTCACCTTTGGCCCATTGTTGAACAGCCTGAGGAGAAACAGTAACTCTCCTGGCAATCTCAGATAGGTTCCAGCCAGTTTGATCCTGGATGAGCTGGAGCCTGCGGACAAAGTTTTCATGCTGTTCTGTTTTCATATTTATCATTTTACAAGCCTTACTTGTAGAAGACATTGCAAGATTAACACAAGAAAAACTTGTTATATCTAATTTGGTGATGTAATGTTTTCTTGTATTTCCAAGGAGGCTTTATGAATACGAATCTAAAAACCATTATCTGCTCAATCATGAGCCAGACCGAGCTGGCTAAACGACTCGGCACAACCCCTCAAACAGTTAGCCTTTGGCTGAATAGCGAGACCCCCGCTCATCGCGTAATTCCAGTTTGTGAGGCTCTCGGATGGAAGGTTACCCCTCATCAGATGCGTGGTGACATTTACCCAAACCCCACTGACGGCCTGCCGAAACAGGAAGGCTGACTATGCAAACACTTTCCTTTCAACAAAATACCGGATTCAACACCGGCGCCCTGATAAAGCGAAATCAGCTGAGAGAGTCAGATCACGACGCTATTCGCTCTGCTGTTCGCGCCTGGGCTGCAACTGAGGGCCAGGATGTTGTGTCGGCACATATCATCGATGAGTGGCGCCAGCAGGGCGGCGAGGAGATCGCGTTCCCTGATGATATCAGCCGTGCCCGACAGAAGCTTTTTCGCTACCTGGACAACCCGGCCGAGTCTGAGCGCTATCGCGAGTACGTTCGCCTTCTTACCCCGGCAATCATGGCCGTTCTTCCGCTGGAGTTCCGACATCGTCTGATGCCTCAGGACGATATTTTGTCGCGCCTGTCTTCGGCCATGAAGGAATGCGCTGAAGCAAAGCAAGCGGTGATGCTGAACGCGCCAGAGCACCAGAAACTGAAGGAGGTGAGCGAGGGAATAGCGTCGCTTTTCAGGCTAATGCCTGAGCAGACAGGAACGCTGATGACGATCGTGAGCTCAATGCTTGGCGTGATGTAAGCGGGGTATCCATGAATCACATCGATTTTATTGAGAAGAAAGTCCGCGAGGAACTTCTTCGCCAGGGCTTCACGCAAGCAGTGGCTCAGGGGGGGGCATGCCAGGCGGTCGATATGTACAAGCGGATGTCACAGGCAAGCCGCAAAGGGGGAATGTTTGACGATGTTATGCGATACGCAAAGTTATGGGCTGAGAAGCAGACCAGCGCAGCTGAACGCCGGGAAGCAAAGCGCAAAGTGCGAAAGGGCGGCGACCAGGCTGGGTTGTTCTGAAAGGGTGAAGACTGTTGTGCGCCAACACAGCCAGTCTTCGGGGTGTGAAAAAAGGGCTCTTAGTTCACGGAGTGAGTATGTCAAATACCGCTGAAGTTATCAATTTTCCGATTAAAACCGAGCGTTCGGGAGGTCAAATGGCCGACCTGGCTAACGGGTATACCAAGATCGCAAACGAGATACAGAAGCTCAAGCCGCGTCTGCGGATGTCAGGTCGTGAGTGGCAGTGTCTTGAGGCTGTTATCTGGCTTACCTATGGATGGAACAAGAAGCAGGACCGAGTAACAAACACGGTGATTGCTGAACTGACAGACCTCGGAGAGTCGCATATTTCCGACACAATCAAATCTCTCGCGGAGCGGAAAATTATCTTCGCTCATAAGCAGGGAGTGATGAAAATTGTCGGTATAAATACTGAGCTATCTGAGTGGATTTTAGACAAACCGAAAACGGGAAAACTCTTCCCGGAATCGGGAAAAGTGTTACCGAAAACGGGAAAACCTTTCCCGGAAACGGGAGACACCCAATACAAGAACAAGAACAATAGTAAAAGATCTTCTTCGTCTCGGAATTCTAAAGAATCCCGAAACGAGGAAACCTTGAAGTTTCTCTCTCGTCATCCAGAAGCGGCCGATGGGATTTATACCCCTGCGGGTAAATCCTGGGGAACAGCTGACGACCTCAAAGCCGCGCGATGGATTTTCGATAAAGCCCTGACCGTGAATGCCTCCCTCTCTGAGCCGAACTGGGTTGAATGGGCGAACACCATCCGCCTGATGCGCCTGCAGGACAAGCGCACTCACTATGAGATCTGCGAACTGTTCAAGTGGGCAAATGAGGACGGTTTCTGGCAGGGAAACATCCTCTGCCCCTCAAAACTACGTAAGAAATGGGACCAACTTACAACTCAACGCCTGCGCAGCCATGGTCCATCAAGAAACTCATCAGGCGCCAGTGCGCTGGACAACACAGACTGGATCGACGGGGTACTCGAATGAAATCTATCGCAGAAAGCATGCACAACTTCGACCGTGAAAACTTCCAGCGAGTGGCTGCCGGGCTTCCGGAAATGCAGGACGAGCAGGCAGTAAAGCGCCAGGCGGCCAAGACTGCGGAGATCTTCAACGAGCTGTTCCGCCAGCTGCTTGCCGTATTCCCGGTGTTGGCCAACAAATCTGTGGAAGACCTCAACGAGATGCGTCGCCAGTGGTTGTTGGCGTTCAAAGAGAACGGGATCACCACAGTTGAGCAGATTAACGCAGGGATGCGTGTTGCCCGCAAACAGGAAAAACCCTTCATGCCGTCGCCGGGACAGTTCGTCGCCTGGTGTCGTTCTGAGGAGGCGGTAACTGTAGGCCTGCCAGATGCGAATGAGCTGGTTGAAATGGTTTACCAGTATTGCCGGACTCGCGGCCAGTATCCAGACGCTGAGTCGTACCCATGGCCTGAGCACAAAATCGAACCGTTAACGCTGAAACACAAAGCCTGCTACTGGATGGTGACTGGCTTGTACGCAGACATGCGCGCAAACGGCCTCAGCGACACTGAGCTGCGACGTAAGGCGCAGGATGAGCTTCTGCGTATGGTTCGTCGCATTAAGACCGGTGAAGCTATCCCCGAGCCGGTTAAACAGATCCCAAAGCTTGGCGGACGTCCGCTGAGTAACGAGCAGGGCTTAAACAAAATCGCTGAAATCCGCGCGAAATTCGGTTTAGGCAGAGGGCGGAATCATGGCTAGAGCATTATCAGCAGTTGAGCGCAGAGAGTACGTCCGTGCAGTGATTCGGATCACCAGGCATCAGGGGCGCCTTACGACCACCGAGGCAATGAAAAAACTGGGGCTGAGCCGCGCTACTGTCCAGCGGTATTTTTCCGAAGCAGAAGCGACTGGCGAGGTTGTCCGGCATGGTCGTTTGGGGCTGTTCCGCGATCAGCGGGCCGTCATCGACTTTGACATGAAGCGTTTTGGCCTGGTGCCGAAAGTTGCTGTTGGGATGAATTACAGCCTGCTTGGCAGTCCTGTTTTTCAGCGAGTTTTAGATGTTCAGGAGGCTATTCATGGCTAAGAATTCAATCGATGTATACGGTGCCAGCGGCAAAACAAACGTGCTCAGTTTCGAGCCTGAAAACCTGCACCTGGTCACCGATAAGACCCACCCACTTTACGATGAGCGTGTACACCTGCCTATCGAGGAAGGGATGGTACTGAACATTGCGGAGCTGGGTGTACTGGAGCCGATCATCGTCTGGAAAGACCCCGAAACTGGGCTCACCTGCGTAGTTGTTGGCCGTCAGCGCGTTAAACATACCCTGGAGGCAAATAAACTCCGTCTGAAAGAAGGCAAAGACCCACTGCTTGTACCTGGAGTCGTTAAGCGCGGATCAGCAAATCAGATGGCTAAATACATGGTCAGTGAAAACGAAATTCGCCGACCTGATACACCGCTTGGTCGGGCTAAAAAAATGTCAGACGCGCTCGACCGTGGGCTCGATGAGGACGACATTGCAGTGTTGTTTGGCTGCAGCGTTCAGACCGTTCGTGCAACGCTTTCCCTTCTCGATGCCACCCAGGCCGTCAGGGAAGCGGTGGAGGCTGGCACAGTTACCGTTACCCAGGCACGTCAGCTGGCATCGCTTAAACCCGAAGAGCAGCGGGAGAAGGTCTCCGAAATCGAAGCGGCAACTGCTGGCACAACCGGCCATGAAAAAGCCCGGCGTCAGCGTCAGATCCTCGGTGATGCAAAGCCGCGCCTGAAAACCCGCAAAGAAATCACCAAAGCCCTGGAATCAGCCGAGGGTGAGTATGCAAGCGCACTTCGTTGGGTGCTTGGGGAGGCTGTATGACAATCGTAAAAACCCATACCGGCACCGTTATCACCAAAGACGGTCCGAAGGTAAAAAAACTGCACCAGACAGAGCGGATGTGGGTCGTCGGCAAAAACGAGTTTTACCACAAAGAAACCGGGCGCCGTCACTTTGCAGAAAATACGCGCCGCCGGTTGTTGTTGGAAACGATTGAGGCGATAGGTGGTTCACATGACTGAACACGTCGAAAAATACACAAACAAGGCTATAGAAATCATTGCCGACTATATCCAGCGCACTAACAAGAAAAACGAGCAGTTGCAGGAAGCGAAGGTGCGCTTGGATAAAAAAATCGCTCTGTTCGCAGACGATGAGAACTGCAACACAAACAGGCTGATGTCCGTATTTTTACCAGCAATGACCAGCCATACCCGAGATGGCTTTTTCGAAGAGATAGCAGCGGCGTTAGAAGGGGCCGACAAATGATAACCGGTACTACTAACTATGACGATGTGGCAGAAGTCCGCTGCAATTTGTGCGGCGGTTATTACAAAGCCGACGATCCGGAAAGTCACGAATGTGAGGATGCATCATGACTGATATCACCGAACTGGCGCAGCGTATGAAGGCCGCTGCAGAGAAAGCGACTCCGGGCGAATGGTGGGCCGACGAAGTTAAAAACGAAGGGTGCTACGGGTCTGGCGATGACTGTGTAGAGGGATTCACCTCATACGCAATCTATGGCTCTGACGGGCAAACCCTCTTCGATTCACTCAACAGTGACTCCGCATGCATCAGTGAGGAATACGACGGCGAGGGGCATGTGGCATGGGATGAGACGGCGCAGCGTAATGCCGAATTCATCGCTCTGGCTAACCCTGTCAACGTCCTGGCGCTGGTAGAGGCGCTGGAGAAGGCGCAGGCCATCAACGCAGCAGCCGAGAAACTGGTCCGCTGCAAAGGTCGCTATCACAGTGAGCAGAACTATCGCGCACTGGCGGCGCTGTTTGGTGTGAAAACCCCAGACCTGCCGCCGCTGGAGCATGAAAACGTCCATTATGCCGATGCTGCAGAGATGGAGATTGAAGCACTGCGCCAGCGCATCGCCGAGTTGGAAGAAAGCAACGCTCAGGTCATCCAGTCACGCGACCACTACAAACGCATGACCGAGGAAGGGTTAAAGCAGTTGGCGGAGGCCCGCACCGTGAAGCTGCCAGACTTACGGCAGATTGTATCTGGGGACAGATATGTCTGGTCTGATGGCGTTTATAACTACAGCCAGGACGTAAAGGTAGTGCTGGCCGCCGCTGGCATCAAGGTGGAGGTTGAGTGATGTGGGTGCTCATTATCTGGATGTTCGGCGGTTACGAAAACCCGACCATTACCACTCAAGAGTTTCAAACAGAATCCGCCTGTCGAGCTGCATTTGCCGAAGTGAAAAAGGTAAACAATGCCGACGTTTCTCTACGTGGCGTATGCACGCCTAAGGGTGACCAATGACCAAATCAACCATAACCAGAGAGCAGTTACTCGAAATTATTGAAACCGATCACGTGCAGTGCGGTGAGGCATCTTATCTAGCCCGCATGGCGCTGGCCGCAATGGACAGCAGCGAGTCGGTTGAACTGCCTCTTGACTACCTGCAGGGACACAAAGACGGTCTGGAGTGGGCCGCTCGACTGGCAGAAGCCAATCACCCTGACACCGGAGACTGGCTTTACGATGACCCTATCGAGCTGGCAAAAGCCATTCGCAAAGGTCCAGATATGCCGCCAGTGCAGCCGGTAGCGGACAGCGAGCCGGATCGCAATCCTGTGCTGGCGTATGCCGACAGTTATCGTGATATGGCGAAACAAGGCGTCGAGTCAGTCCCAATATGGAGCGTCATTACCGACCTCGAGCGAAACATTGCTCCGCTCTATCGTCACGCTCAGCCGGTGACGGTAGTGCCGGATAAAATGACAGCGATTGTTAAGGATGAGGCCGAATACGTAGAAGGCTGGAACGCCTGCCGCGCTGCCATGCTCGCAGACGCCCCGCAGTCACCCGGTAGTGAACCCACCACCGTGCCGGGTAAATGGATTCCGGTAAGCGAGCAGATGCCGCCAAGTCGTCATGAGGTATTGGTCGGGCGTTGGTGGGGAGAGAAGCCGCGATGGTGTTGCAAATGGGCAACGTATATCCCTGGCCACCCTGATGCGCAGAGTAGCGGCTGGTTGATCCCCGGCGCGTCATGGGCACCAACTCACTGGATGCCGCTGCCGGCAGCCCCTCAGGAGGTAAAGTGATGCGCACCATCGAAGAACTTGGCAAGCGTGCAGCACTGCTAAAATGGAAGCGTCAGTTTGGCCCATTTGAGAAATGTCCGGTCTGCTTCGGGCTTCTTTCTTCCTGTGAGCTGTGCCACGGTAGCGGCAAGGTGATTCAGGAGGATATCGACTTCTGGAATAACCCAATCACCAAGATGAGCCGGGAGGCGAAAGGTGCCTAAATCCCCCGCAGAACGCAAAGCCTTCAGTTGAAATCAAACCCCTCTCCGGAGGGGTTTTTCTCGTATATGCTCATTTTGCTTTTATCCCCGCGACGGGCGATAATTACTTAGTCAGTCTGAGCAACTGACACGATTATCCGGCGCCAAGTGGGGACACATGGCGCACAAAGTAAAAAACATCCGGATTAAAGATTTGTATGCAATAACCCTTCTGATCGTGATGATTGTTCAGGTTGTTGTAGTAAATGCAGTATTTGTCTGCGTGGGGCTTGGGCTTCTTGGGCTATCTGATGAAGCCCTGACGATTTTCGCGGGATGCTCAATGCCTCATATCTGTGGTCTTGTTTACTGCGTTATCCAATCCGTTTTCCGGGCAAAAAAATGAAAAGCCTTCTCTGCGGAGAGGGCTTTTTTATAGTTGATTAAACTGAAAATCTACGCGGATCGGGGTTCTCCCAGCGGTACATAATTGACATGTATTTCTGCAGTGTGAAGTGCGCTAAAGACAAGCAGGTTGCGCGTTGTGGTAATGCGGTTCCTCCGCCTTTTGCTGAGGCGCTGGTGAGGGCTAATTTACCGGAGATGTGCCCGAAAAAAGACATTGCAGCATGATAAAACCCGCTTCGGCGGGTTTTTTAATATGGAAAAACATCAATCTAAACATAAGCATGGTGTTAGCAAAAAGTGCTGCAGAGGGGTTGAACATTTCATGCAACCGATATACTGTTTATTTGTACAGTATTCATGTGAGGTGCTAACCATGAAAGTTGAAGTCACAATTGATAAACATAAAAAACTCCCTGATGGCGCCATACCTGCGCTTGAGCAAGAATTGCTGCGCCGCTTGTCCCAGTCTTATGATGACTGCAAATTAACCATTCGACGCACAAGCAACGATAGCCTTAGCGTTTTGGGCGGCGCTGATGGCGATAAAAAACGCGTTGAGCAAATTCTGCAAGAGACATGGGAAAGCGCAGACGACTGGTTTTATTAGTTTAATTGTGATGGTGGCGGCTCTTATCCCAGAGCATCGCATTCGCGTTTCCCTTGATGCTGCTACCCGTTTTTTATGAGTGCGTCTGTATGTCGCTCAGGGGGTAATGTGACAGATGGTATTGACCCAAATCAGCAGGGGAATGTGTGGGCCACCATTACGGACGGATCCGGACATGTGTTGTGCTCATTCCGATTAGCTTTGAATGACCGAATCCTTTTATCGAATATTAATAGTGAAGTATCGGTTAGGAAAATTGCTAAAGATGAACACCTCTGGACAAGAAAATCATTAGTGGAGGTTATTAAGGAAATGAGCTCTAAAAATTGACTCATAACAGCTAGCTACATCATACTTGTAGTGCTGGTCTGAACAACCAGCCACCTGACAGTAATGCGCCACCGGAGAACGTGATGGCGCAGCTTCACTTAATAAAACAATCTCAAGGTATCCTGATCCCCGCGACGCCGGAGACCAGTGATTTTCTGCAATCAAAATGCAAGCTCGGATCCGTTCTGGAAGCCGATTATAAGCTTGTCCGCAATCCGGCGTTTCACCGCCGTTACTTTGCTTTACTCAATCTCGGCTTTGAATATTGGGAACCTACCGGCGGGGCGATTTCGTCTAACGAGCGCAGGCTTATCACAGGTTACGCCAAATACCTTGCTGCATATGGCGGGAGTGAATCGGCGTTGCTTGATGCCGCCGGGCAATATCTCGACCGGATAGCTGAGAAGCGATCCGGCTATATCAGTATTTGCAAATCCTTCGATGCTTACCGGGCGTGGGTCATCGTTGAAGCCGGACACTATGACGCCATACAGCTGCCGGACGGCACGCTGAAAAAACACCCTCGCAGCATTTCTTTCGCAAGCATGGACGAATGCGAGTTCCAGGAACTGTACAAAGCATCGCTGGATGTTCTCTGGCGGTGGATCCTCTCTCGTTCATTCAACAGCCTGCAGGAAGCTGAGAACGCCGCCAACCAGCTTTTAAGCTTCGCGGGGTGATGCCGATGAAACACTCATGGTTTCACCATCTCGAATGCACAACGCAGCAGGCCGACGAATTGGTAGCGAGATATCGTCAGCGGGGCGTAAAGGTCGAACGAAGCTTAAACCCTGACTTTATGACATGGACCGTCAGCGCGCAGCTGGTGGAGGACAAAAATCCGCCTCGGCCAGACTCTCGCTGGCGCAACAGGATGTGGGGGTGAGTATGGCGAACCTTCGCAAAGCGGCCCGAGGTCGCGAATGTACAGTGCGGATCCCTGGTTACTGCAACGGCAACCCGGAAACCAGCGTGTTGGCGCATTACCGCCTGGCGGGTACGTGCGGCACAGGATGCAAGCCTGACGATACACAGGGCGCTATTGCCTGCAGTGCTTGCCACGATCTCATTGATGGCAGAAAGAGAACCACCGATTACACCCGCGACGAACTGCGCCTGATGCATGCCGAAGGCGTGCTCAGAACTTTGGCTATATGGAAAAAAGAGGGGTTACTGAAAGCATGAAACTTGAAGCATCCTTAAAACATTTCAGCCCTCAGGGTATGCACATCAGCGACGATGTGAAAAGCACATCACCTGACCGTCTCAACGGTACGGATGTTATGGCTGGTATTGGGGTGACAAGCAGCAGGGCAAGATTCGGACTGGCAGCGTTCTTTGGAAAGACTGGCATCAGCAAGACAGATGAGCAGTTGGCCGTCCAGGCGCTAGCGCGGTATGCGATTGAAACCGCACCGAAGAACGTACGCAAAACAGCGGGTAAAGAGCTGGGGCGCTGCTGCCTGATTTTAGCGCAGTTTGCTTTTGCGGAGTATTCCCGGTCCGCGCAAACAACGGGAGTCTGCAAGGTATGCAGTGGCACCGGAAAGATTGAAACCACTACCACGGAACGCAAAGTTTCTAATCCGTGGGGCAAAGCACCATATTGGGCTAAAAAATCCCGTGCTGTCCGTCCTTCCGACTGGGATAAGTGGACTGAAGTAACAGCCAGCATAAGCGCTAAATGTGAAGCCTGTGACGGTAAGGGGAAAATAAATGCTCGCTGCCGCTGTGGTGGTTCTGGCCGGGTTCTGGACCGCAAAGCGACAAAAGAGCAGGGAGCACCGGTATATAAAATCTGTGAACGCTGTTCGGGGGATGGCTTTTCAGCGATGCCGTCTACTGCTGCTTATAAAGCGATTCTGACGCTTATCCCAGACCTGCACATCAGAACATGGACGCGCAACTGGAAACCTTTCTGCGATGCGCTGGTGGACCTATGCTGGAGGGAAGAGAAGAGGGCAGATGAAGAGTTTCAACGAGCAACAGCTGATTGAGTAAATGGGCGCATTATTTTGCATTTTAAGCGCACGATGCTTGATTTTGTCCGAAGTTGTCGTGTATATTTTAAATCGTGGAATAAAGCCCCTGAGCGAAAACATTCATATAAACCCTGCTACTGCAGGGTTTTGTGTTTTTGAAAACAAATGCCTGAAATCGGCTATAAAGTGTGATCTGAATCAAAATGCCATGCGCCAAACTTAAGGAATATTAAGGAACTGTAAATATTCTTTATAAGTGATGGCTTTATGGCGTTAAAAGATATTTTTGTGCGAACCGAACCTCGCAGACGGCATTATGGTGTTGCATTGTTTATCGGGCTTATTTCTGGGGTGGTTTCAGCATTTGTTAAATGGGGTGCTGAAGTACCATTACCACCGCGTAGTCCTGTCGATATGTTTACCAGTGCCTGTGGACCAGAGTCATTAATTCGAGTTGCCGGGCAGATTGATTGCTCCAGAAACTTCCTTAACCCTCCTTATATTTTTCTGCGTGATTGGTTAGGGCTGGCCGATCCAAATGCGGCTGTCTATACCTTCGCCGGACATGTGTTTAACTGGGTAGGCGTAACACATATCATATTCTCCATCGTGTTCGCGGTTGGGTATTGTGTAGTTGCCGAGGTGTTTCCAAAAATTAAGCTGTGGCAGGGTTTGCTTGCTGGTGCACTCGCACAACTGTTTGTCCATATGATTTCGTTTCCGCTTATGGGCCTAACCCCACCGTTGTTCGAACTACCATGGTATGAAAACGTTTCTGAAATATTTGGACACCTGGTGTGGTTCTGGTCCATTGAGATAATTCGCCGGGATCTGAGAAACAGAATTACGCACGAACCGGATGCTGAAGTTTCTCTGAATTCAGCATTCAGATAATCCAAGCTGCAAAGCAGAAACCCGCATAAAATGCGGGTTTTTTATGCCTGTGATTAGTCGCTCTTCGATAGCAATGTATGCAGAGTGTATTGCCGCTAGCTATGTTTACAGCATAACGTATTGATGTGGTGAATCCCCCTATGCGGAGGGGCGACCAGTCAGTTACAGAAACCTGTAAATGCAGCGCGGGCCATGCCGACTGGGGCATGCTCACCGGGAGGCACCCGGCACCACACTGCCACTAAACATATTTAAGATTCATGTTGGGTTTACTGTTTACAGTTACCCTTCTATGTTTAAAGAACGTAACGGTAAAAACAAATGCATCCTGGTAAATCGGTAGCTCGGACAATCAGGCGCGCTCTTACCGTTGCTCCTTGAAATGCTAACTTCAGCCCGCCTCTCTCAGCGGGCTTCTTTTTGCTCGTAACCAGCTAAAAGAAAAATCAAAAAAAGCTATACCTTCATCTGGCTGGCGAAGGGGTAAACACTAAGATGTGAATCCTCAGAGCGAGCCATGATGACTGACCGAAGAATTACCTGTCGTTATCTGGCACCCCACATGCAGCATAACCCCTTAAGGCCTTCCATTACGGTAGGCCTGCTGTCTTCTGGGGCCCTGCACGTCAAAAGTTCAGTCTGTAGGCCTATACCAGTCTTGGCGGAATTTAGCTAACGGACTCACTTTTCTAATCAATACGGGCACAGCAGTGGATGCTTTACCGATACTATGATTACGTAAAGCCTAAGCTAGAGGGAGTTTGTCTTGAGTGAAAATCTTACTGCAGTGGGGGCACATCAGCGCAGAACCTTTTTGGACACGGGTGTAACTATGTTCTGATTGGTTGATGCAGTTAGGGCAGGTACATTTGATGAGGTAGTTGCGATTGTTTTTTGAGTTTTTGCGTTGTTGCATATGACATTTCCTGATGAATGGTCCGCAACCATACACTATCCACTGATACATAGCTCGTATTGAATTTCCCAACCACCTCGCACAGGTGGTTTTTTTCTTTCAGGTACCCGGAATCACCATTGATGAGTATTCCTCCCGCCGGTCCTGATCCTTATCAAACTCACAGCACCCCGTTAACCCGGAGGTGAAACTATGGCAAAGCATATGCAAGACAAAGAGAGCATGGCCGGAATCACCTGGCTGGCTCTGCTGATCATTGCTGGTTGGGGCGGCCTTGTCCGATTCCTGATGGATGTGAAGCAGGGCAAAGCAAAATGGAGCTGGATAAATGCTTTTGCGCAAATTGTGGTTTCGGCTTTTACCGGGGTCATTGGTGGGCTCATCAGCATTGAAGGTGGGCTGAGTATTTACATGATATTGGCCACTGCCGGTATCAGTGGTGCTATGGGTTCCGTAGCGCTCACGTATTTCTGGGAACGAATCACCGGAGTGAAAGCACAATGACAGCAGACCAGGCTATCGAGGGGATCCTCGGCAAAGAGGGCGGTTATGTCGATCATCCGTCGGATAAAGGCGGGCCGACCCGCTGGGGCATCACGCAGACCACAGCTCGAGCACATGGTTACACCGGTGATATGAGAAACCTGCCCAGGGAAACAGCAAAGCAAATTCTGCTCAGCGATTACTGGACCGGCCCCCGATTCGATCAGGTGGCAAGTTTATCTACGTTACTGGCAGATGAGCTTTGCGACACTGGCGTGAACATGGGGCCATCGGTTGCAAGTAAGTTTTTCCAGCGCTGGCTCACTGCCCTTAACATGCGTGGGAAGTTGTATCCCGATCTGATCCCGGATGGCGCCATTGGCCCCCGAACCATCACTGCGCTTAAGGGATATCTTTCCGCCCGCGGGAAAGAGGGTGAACAGGTTCTGTTGCGTGCGCTGAACTGCAGCCAGGGTGCCAGATACCTCGAACTGGCGGAGGGCCGCGAAGCCAACGAGGATTTTCTCTACGGCTGGGTTAAGGAGCGTGTCCTGTGAAGATGATCATTTTCGCTTTGCTTGTGCTGGTGGCTGTGCTCGTTCTGTTACTTCTGCGCAAATATACCCGGCTGGAGTTCGTAGGGCATGCCAGCTTGCTGCTGAAAACGTGGTCTGTAAAGCTGGGAGCTATCGGCGCGCTGGTTGGTGTATGGGCGCAGTCGTTCCCGGATGCTGCGCTGCACGCCTGGGCGGTGCTGCCGCCGGATATCAAAAACATCCTGCCGCCAAATATCGTTGCGTTGATTAGCCCTGCGCTGGTGGTGCTGGCCGTACTATCGCAATACGTACGCCAGCCAGCATTGAAAGAAAAGGCCGACGAACTGAAGGAGCAGCAATGAGCTTTGAAATTATCGCGGGACTGGTGGTCGTCATCCTGGGTGCTATTGCTGGCGCGTTCGGCATTGGTCATGCTCGCGGGGCCAGTAAGGCGAAAGCCAAAGCTGATCAGCAACGTACCGAAGAGAACGCCGCTGCTACTGTCGCCGCGGCAGAACGCCGTGCTGAAGTCACGAAAGGGGCCAGCGATGTACAGGAAGACGTTAAGCGTATGGGCGATGACGATGTTGATCGGGAGTTGCGCGAAAAGTTTACCCGCCCCGGTAGTCGTTGACACGGCCTGCAGCTGGGTGCGGATCATCTACCTGACTGACCACGATATCGATGTGTTGGATAAGCAGACCAAGCGTGACATCCTGGCGCAAAACAAATCAGTGCAGGCTAACTGCCCGCAACTAACCGGCAGGGTTACGCGATGACCAAGGCAAAGAATATTGAATTTCGACTGAGCAAACTTGAGAAAGGGCCAGACGAGAACGTTCTGGCCATCATGGAGATAAGGTCGAGAGCTATTGCAGGTAGCTTGCTGAAGCAGATTTCCTGCCAGGCGTTGAAAGATCGATAATGTCATTGAAGATTGCCTTGTAGGCTTTATTTAACTTCTCAACTGTTTTCGGGGTGATATCACTCGTAGGCGGCGCGTCGATACCATCTATTAATTCTATTTCAGCAAATTTTTTCAAAACCTGAAGGACACTCTCTTTTTGTTCTTCAGGCATCGTTTGCACAATAAAAGCAACAACGTTTCTCAGCGCCAGGAGTTGAGCATGAGTTACATAGTAATGATCGATCATATTTTCGTTCCTGTTCTGTTGAGCTCGGCTATTTAACAGTATAGCGGAGAAATGTTGCCCGCTACTCTGTGGCAACTTTCAATCGTGATGACTGGCAATAGCGGGACTTTTTATGCCCGGAACGGAGTATCTATGAAAGAACGAAAACTCGTAATTGAAATTGATGACAACGCCATTGATTCAGTAATCGAAAAGGTTCGCCTGCTCAAAGAAGAACTGAGAAGCCTCAGCCTGCCGATCAACATCTCTAACGCAGTGCCGGCAGCATTAAAGCCAGAAGAGGAAAGGAACACGCAGGATGCCCGAAGCGTATTCCTTAGCAACCTTGATGCCGAAATTATTCAGGCTTGGTCATCATTGACAGCGCTTTTGAATACACGTCGTGACGCGACCTCCTTCGACTAG